GACAAGAAAGAAGCATCTTCTCGAAGTGCCTTTTCTTGGTTCTCTAATATAACAGTGGTTACGGCTCTCTTATACGCATCGTTGATTTTTGGTAAATCAGGATGGTCTAATACGGGCTGCCACTTTTCTTGTAAATGTTGTGTTTGAAACATTTTGTTTCTCCTTATATCTACTTTTATTTATATAATTTACTTATTTACTGCCCTTTTATGGGTTTTTTGAATCGCAGCCGTGTATGCCGCCATTGCATCAGAAGAATCAATTTCATTTTCTGTATTTGTTTCTTCAGACAAAACCTGTTCTTTCTTCTCTTCAGTAGGGAAGTAAGAATTTTTTAATGTAGCTAGTTTATCTTTGAAAGAAGCTTCATCAGCGAATTCAACATCTTCAGTTAAAGATTTAAATTTTTCTTTTTCTGTTTCAGCTAAACCTTTTGATACTTCAGTAATCATAGATTCTCTGACTAGTTCACCGATTCTATTGGATTTAGTTTTAGTATTTTCCATTAGGTCGTTAACTTTTTTCTTTAATTCATCAATCTCTAAAGATTGTGCTTCAAGAATATCGTATTTTTCATCAGGAACATCAATGTAATGGTCTTCAAAAAGAGTTTTTAAACCTGTGATAAAGTCTTCAGCAATTTCGCCTTTTAGACCTCTTTCAATCGCAAGTTGATTTTCTTTTTTCCACTCTTCAGTTACATAGTTTAGATAAGAGTCAACTTTGTCAACCATATCTTCTTTTGCTTCCTGAAGTGATTTTTCATGGTCTTCTTGAAGAGTATCTTCAATCTGTTTGATTTTTGATGATACTGCAGCTTCAAAAATTGTAGAAGCTTTTGCTTTAAAGTCTTCAGAAAAGTTTTCACCTTCTACTAAAGCGTCAACATCTTTTTTGACATCAACTTTATAGTATTCTTTTTTAACCTTTTCATCTACTTCTTCTTCATCTTCTTTTTCATCATCATGAGCCACTTCTTTTTTCATAGCATCTTTCATACCATTATACATGGCGACTAACTCTTTTTTTGTATGTTTGTCATCTGTCATGTCTTTCATAGCAGTAACGAGTTCGTCTTTTTTCATTTTTTCAGGTTGCATTTCCATGTCTTCTTCTTTACCATGGTGACCCATGTTTAGAATTTTCATATTTTCAGCCATAACTTTTCTTTCGATACCGTGTTTGAATTGTACATCGTACCACTCAACAAATCCGTTATCATCAGGAATAGCATGTGATTTTAAAATTGGTTTACCTTTTCCAAAAACTGGGTGTTCTACGACAGTAGCACAATCGTGGTCTTTAGAATGGCATAATTTTCTGATTTCGTCATCAGAGTAACCTTCAGCTTTTACCTTGTCGGCTTTCTCTGGAGCAACTGCGCCTTTAGTAGGAGCACTTGAATCTTTCTTGACTTTTTTAGTTGCATCAGGCTCACCAGCCATGTTTGCATCTTTTTCAGGTGTAGGACCAGGAATTTCTTCCGGCTTTTCGCCGTTTTTCATTTTTGGCATAGGGTCTGATTTACCAGAACCTTTAGTAGGAGCATCATGAGCTGCTTCTTCTAATTCTGCCGTTACTTCCTTTTCCAACTCCTCAATAGTTTGGTCTAAATCGGCCATTGGCTTTCTCCTTATTATTCATATATTTATTTATAGTTTTATAACTTTTTAAGAAACTTTGCAAACGCTAAAGATTGAATTCCTGGTATTTTTTTACGCACACCAGTTTCGATATCGTTTACTATCTCTTGAAGTTCAACTTCTTTTAGAAGTCCGTTATCCCAAATCCACTCTTTACCTTCCATAATACCTTGAACAAAGGCATTTGGTGCAGATGGGTCAGCGACTATATCTGCCGCAGCTGCCAACATAAAATCTGGTTTTACATAATTGGCACCATTTTTTTGTTCTAGACTACCCATACCTCTAGATGATACACCAAGTTTACCACCTTCATCCATAATATTTTTAACTATTTTACCCATAGGTGTGTCCATAATTTTGGCTTCACCTATAAAGTCTTTACCATCTTGTTTTAAAGAAGTAACCATGTGTGATACTCTATCTAGATTAACAGTTGGTCCTTCTGGGTGTCCTAGTTCGCCATATGCTCTATTTTCATCAACGAACTTCTCATTATATCTTTGGATTTCTTTTTGTAAAACTTCAACAGGATAAACTCTACCATTACGGTTCTTGATACCACCTTGCATAAAGACACCTTTAATCTTGTAGTTCTTTTTACCGTTATCGTCTTCTTCTTTTAAAAATTTTACATTTTCTAATGATTCAGATATGAGTTTCATAATTCTTCCTTATGTTATATTATTATAACCTGAAACTTTTCTTAATTTTAAAATAATAAATCCAACACAAGCAGCATCGTTTTCTAAATGTATATCACCAGATACACCACTTCCAGCATTATTAGTAATTGGTGGTAATTGTTGACTACCAATATTAAAATTACCATTACCATTTAATGTAAGTGCTGTTACATTTGATGTAGCATGAAATTCTACTTCTAATGTTGAACTTACACTCCAAGTACAAGATACTATTGAAAGTCTAGGGTCAGTTGATGCACCAGCAAGTCCAGATGCATCTACAATTTCAGTTGCAGTTCCATTTGTTCCTGTGATTGTAACATGAACGACCGTTTCAAAGTCTGTATCTTTTAGATTTCTTACTGTGTAAGCCATATTACTTTCCTATCGTTAACATCTCTCGCTCAAAATATTTCATTACATCATTTTTTTGAACTTTGAATTTTTTTGAGGCTAATTCTATTGTTTTCTCAAAACTATTTATAAAATCTGAAGGCTTGGAGTCCATAATATTGAAAATGTAATCAATAGCATTCTTCATTTTAGGTGTTAACCTTTTATATTCTTTTGATTTCTTATGTTCATCTTTCTCGATTAAAGTTGAATATAAATTATCAAACCTCTTCATCGTTTGCCTCTGTATCAGATATATGTTGTGTAACCATATCTTTAGAAATAATTTTTCTTTCATTCTCTAAAGAATCACCAACTTTATCTGACATTACACTTTTAAAATCAGCTTCAGCACTTAAATTATCACCTTTAGTGATATTATCAATTAAACTATTTATTTTTTCTTGACTCATTATCTTCTCCTAATTTATGGTCCATAAGGTCGTTGTCATCTTCACCACCACCTTCTTGGTCAATTTCAGTTTCCATAGATTCTATTTCTTCATCAGTAAATTTAAGAACATTTTTCTTAACCCACTCTTTAGAGAAATATGTACCTACATAACTTTCAACTTGTCCTAACATTTCAAGTCTTTCTCTCATTAACTCTGCATTTTTAAGTTCAGTAAAGTTATTATCTTGTAGAAAGTCATATTGAATATGTTCTTTCATATCTTTCCATTCTTCATCTGCTATCACACCTTTTAACACTAATTGTGTTTTTAGCATATCTGTAAACAATACAGAAAACTTTTTTCTCAATCTAGCAACAAACTTTGTAAATTTAAGTTCATCTCTAGTAATTTCAGTAGAACGACCTAATGAAAATTGTGATTCTGCTTCTAATCTAGAAATAGGTACATTAAGTGAACGATATAGTTTTCTTTGAAAATATGTTATATCGTCAATCTCACCAAGATTCTGTCCACCTGGTAATGTAGTAATCTCTGTACCTCTACCACCTTCTCTTCTTGGTAACCAGAAATCTTCTAACATACTCATTTGATTTCTATCGTCACGAATCTCACCAGTAGATGCATCATATACTAGTTTGTTACGATAGCGATTCATAACATCTCTTAAATATTGTTCTGCTTTTATTTTTGGTAAGTTACCAACATCAATGTAAAATATTCTTCTTTCAGGTGCTCTTGAAATACGATATATCACAACAGCATCTTCTATCATTCTTAATTGATTAACAGGTTTGATTGCTTTATTTAGATATGATAAAACAGTACCCTTGTGCATGTCAATAAGTCCAGAAGGACAATATGATACAGAATCTTCTGTTAACTTCATACCAGTAGAAGTATTATTTAATTGACTACCTGCAGGATTATACAAATAATATGATTTAGCTTCTTTAACTACCTCAACATTACCTTTTCTACCCTTTTGTACTTCACGAACTTTTTTAATTTTTCTTGGGTCTACATATCTAACTTGTTGTAAACCTTTTTGTGGATTTTTTGGGTCAATCACTTTATGATAAAATAATCTACCATCTACATACCATCTTCTAAAAATATCATGAGCTTTAGTATCAAAATCTAATAATCTTAATACAGTTTCAAACTCTTGTCTAATTCTATTTTTAATATTTTGAGAATACTTTAAATTATCAAGAGATATTGAAACACACATATCTCTTTCATCAGAAGCAATAGCTTCACTAACGATATCTTCTATCGCACTATCACATTCTGGTTGTATTGCTATATCTCTATACCTACGAATGAGGTCATCTTCGGTCCTAGAACGACCGTCTGTATCCATTACTGCAGAGTAGAACCCACCACTAACGGCATCATATGTACCGTCATCAGCAGCAGGTTCGACTACTGAAATATTGTCTTTATCTTTTCTTTTTATTTCAAAACCAAAAACATCAACCATAAATAACTCCTACTTTATATTATTTAGTAGAGTTATAGATTGATGCCAGATACTCTAAATGTGTCATAACGCCAAGTAATTTCAAACTCTTCAATTGCATCGTTAGTATCATATGCAAGTTCAATAGGTCCGATTCCTCTAGGGAAACAACCTTCTAATGTGTATTGATGAAGAACAGTATCATCTCTATCTAATTGTTGTACAATCATATCAACTCTGTAATCAGCTGGGTTTGTAGCACCAGTATTGTTTACAGTATCATTAATACCATTCAACCATCTTTCCATTTCTCTTCGAATTGAAAAGTCTGTGTCATTAAATACAGTTGTTGTCCATTCAGCAAATTCTCTTTCACCAGCAACATATAGATTTCTACCTCTGAAAGGAACTGCAATTTCTGTTAGTTCTTGTCCAGGTAAACTTGTTGCTTTACATAAGAATGAAAATTGTTCTGTATTTATAGCAGCAGTTACTACACCAACAGGTGGTGGAAGAATAACTCTAAACTGGTTGGCACGAGCACCACCACCAGCAAGTCTAGCTTTAAAATCGTTAATATTAGCCATCTTATCCTCCTACCTCTGTAAATGCAACGCCTGTTCTAACTGCGATAAAGTTAAGAGTAATGAAGTTAATAGCTCTTGCAGGTTTAATAAAGATATCTGCAACGAACTCATTTCTATCAATGACTTCACCAGTATTGTTTGTTTCATCAGAAACTACTTTGAAATCAGTAATACCTCTTTTACCTTGTATATCTCTCAAGAAAGGCTCTACTAAATTTTTAAATTGAGCTCTTGTAAATTCATCATTGAACTCAAAGAGTTGAAATTTAGCTGCGGTTGCTATTGCTTTTTCTAAAATAATGAACAATCTTCTAACATTAATTCTATCAAAAGCACTTGGTTTTGATAAACCAGTCTTATCACCAAATAATACAGTACCTTGACCTGGGAATGTAACAACTGGGTTAATTCTTGCCTTGTACAATGTATCTCTTTGTGATTGTGTAGGAACATAAGGTAATTTCACAACACCTTTAATTTGGCCTCTGTTGAAACCACCAGGTGAGAAAAATGCCTCTGCAACTTGTTCTGTTTGTGCAACAAGTCCTGCAACATCACCATTAAGAGGAACATATCTATATACATCATTGAATCTATCGTACATATATTTGTAACCAGAGTCAAATACTGCATAAGATGAACTTGTTAGCGTATCAAAAAAATTCTTTACATTTACTGTAATTGTTTCTTGATTAGGTACACCAACTACATCAGCTCTTTCAGGTGATATAAATGTCATACAATCTTTTCTGTTTTCTGATATTGTAATTAAGTTATTTGCAAGTGCTTGACTAGCCTTCGCAGCCATAATTAAATTTACATCTTCAGACTCTGCATCTTTAAAAAGATTATATGCACTTAATTGTTCTCCATCAGTTACTGCATAGTCATCAGTGCCACCAGTAAGTGTTGAAGTTGATATTGCATTTACATCACCACCAGATGCTAATAAGTTATATGCAGTAACACTTTGTACTGATGCATCAGATTTTAAAACGATACCCCAATCACCAGAACCATCTTTCATTGCAGAAAGGTGATTTGTTACATATATGAATTGTGATTCAGCATAAATTCTATCTACATAGAAAAGTGAATTACCAGATGAATCTGTTGCCTCTGGATTTTTTGATAAGAAAGCATATGTTTCTAATACTGAACTTGTTCTTTCACCAGCAACATCGTTATCAAATCCAGTTTGTCCACCTGTTGAGTCATATACAACTATGTGTAATTCGTCATCAGAAATACCTCTTGCTGTAGCATGGTCTGAAGTTCCAGGTTCACCATCAAATAAGTCAAAGAATCTCCAATATTTTGTTACAAATGAGTTATCTGCTAAATCTGCAATCAAACCTTTACCTGCAGGGTCATCTAACTGTCTAATGGTTAGTGTTTCTGCTGATGCATCAAGAGCAGATATTTCGTATCTTTGTCCTTCATGACCACTTGCGAAAGTAGTACGACCAGCATCAGAATAAAATTCTAAAATTTGACCAACTGCAAAATCAGCAGCGTCAAAAGCATCCATAGTGATTACTGTATCACCAGCACTTGCACTTCCGTCATTTACTTGTTTAGCTGAATTTTGTGAAAATGTGTTTTTTGTACATATATCAACTTTTATACCATTTGAGTGAGTACCTGCAGTTCTTGCTGCAAATGCACCTACACTTGAGTTAGCAGAACCTAACGATAAATTAGGTCTATAACTCGATTGGTAGTCCAATGTTGATTTTATTAATATTCCAGTTCCGTCTGCGTCAGCATTTAATACGGCACTCTCTGTTCTCACAACTTTTAGTGTGTTTGTATATTGTAAAAAGTTAGCTGCAGTGAAATAGTATTCATATTGATTTGATGTATCTTTTGGTTTACCAAACAATCTTACTAAATCTTGTTCTGAACTAATAGTAGTTATTTCACCGACTGGACCTTTTTCAAAGGGACCAGCAACTGCACCAATAGTTGTAGCAACAGCAGGGACGATATTTGTTAAATCTATCTCATTGACTTGAACGCCTGGAGAAACTAAAAATCCCATAGCTCTACTCCTTTTTAAGTTAATTCTATTATTCAATTATATTTATAAAAAAACAGTTTTCATATGTTTGATTTTATACGAAGTCTAAATATAAACATGAGTGAACATTATCAAAAATATCGAAATACAATACGAAAAGTTGCACGAAGACATCGTAGACTAAAAGATAAATGGATTAATGAACAATTAAGAGGTAAATCTTGTAAATATTGTGCAGAATCTGAAATAGTTGTTTTAAAATTTTATCCAGACGATAGAACTATTCGTGCACAATCTCAAAAAATAAGTTTGAAAGAAGAGAATCGTAAAGAATTAATTGAAAAAATTGATAATAATGAAATAGTTTGTCAAAATTGTTTTATAAAATTAGATAATGATTTAATTGATGATGAACTCACCAGTTTGTATCGTACTTCCTAACAACAGTAGACCATCTATTACCATATTCATCAACTGTTTCTTTATCGTCTGGGTCATGTATACCATCAACTACGAATCCAAAAGGTGCCATGTCTTGTTCTAATTGAGATTGACTTTCTTTATAAAGTTTTTCTCTTACATCACTATCTGTCAATTCTTTAAAGTATGTTTGACCAGATAACCATGCAAACAGTACACAACACATCATTAAATCATCATGATGGCCCTCTTCTGCTTGAAATGATTGACCATGTTGTACAAAAGTTGACATTTCAGATATAATATCAAAATCTTCTAATATAATTTTATTTGATTCAATCATTGTTTTTAAATTAGAACAACCTAACTTTTTAACTGCCTTTGTAGTTCTAACACCAAGTTGTGCTCTACCACCACTAAAACCACCACCTACTATTTGTCCAGCACGACCTCTCATTGTTGCCATAATTAAATTCTCATATTCTAAATCAAATTGTAAAGAGTTTGCAACTTGGTCGCCTATATCATTTGTTTCAACCATAACATATGCAGTATTATATGCTAATGCAACTTCTTTTATAATATTTGGAAACAACATAGGTTTTATTTCATTATTTTTGTACTTACCTACTAATCTATATGGTATCTTACTTACATCTAATACAATAAATGCAGATGAATCTCCTTGTACACCTCTTGCCACATCAGCAACAATTACATATATACTATCTTTCTTTGGTTTTTCGTATATATCTAAACCAGCGTTTGATGTAATAGGATTCTTTGCAGGAATTGATTTTATTTTTGTTGGGTGAATAAGAGTATTGATAGAACCTAAAAATTCACACTCAAATTCTTTTTGAAACTGTGCCTCACTCGTATTTGAAATTGTTTCTTTTTTCCATTTCTCATCTCTACCTGGTACTTCAGACCAATGAACTTCTATGGGTACATAAGTATTCTTTTTCGTTTCTGCATCTGTCCATAATTTATAATACATATTCATACCATTTGGTGTTGATACAATAATAACTTTTGTAGATTGACCAGATGATATTGTAGGGTAAACTGAACTAAAAAATTCTTCTGCAATATTCGTAGGTACGAAAGCAAACTCATCTAAAAATATCATATTATAAGAACCACCACGAACAGCACTTGATGATGTAGATGATGCAACAATTCGTGAACCATTCTCTAATTCTAAACTACCTTTGTTCCAAGACATAATACCTTGTTGTAACCATTTAGGTAAATGTTCATATGCAAGTTGTAATCTAGATAAAATATCTCTTGCAGTTGCAGCTTTGTTTGCAAGTATAGCGACATTCATATTTTGATTAAATAAAACATAATGTAATATATACGAAACCATTGTGGTTGTTTTACCAGATTGTCTAGGTAATTTACAGATTGTAAAACGATTGTTGTGAAATGTACCAACCATTTCTTTTTGAAAAGGATACATATCAAATGGTATTAAACCTTTGTCTAATGATACAATTTTTATATATTTTTCAATAAAATACTGTGGATTATTCATACATTTTTGAAACTCAAGAATGTTTTCTTTTGTGAATTCTTGACTTACAAAAGCTTTCTTTAAATTAGGATTACCAAGATATTGACTTTGACTTATGCCCATTGTAAAGATACACCATGTATTTTATTATTACCAGTCAATGATGAACCTACTATTTTCCATCTTAATTGCACTTGAGGACTTGCACTACCAGTCAAAGGTGTACTTCCAGTAAATACCTTTGTACCACTAGAACCAGTCACATATCCTTCATCAGTTAAAGTAATAGCATTGTATGTTGTATTATCTCTTGTTGCACTAATTGTAAAATCTGAAGTTCCGTCTGGTAACTCTGCAAATACTACTATTCTTGCTGTACTAGGTGTTGAGTTCGCAGTAAAAGTATCAGATACTAATGTCAAACTACTATTTAAAACAGATGCATCAAATTGTAAAAATACTGCACCATCACCACCATTGATTGGATTTGGTTTAGATGGGTTTGCACCATCACCTACATATGGTGCATTGTCATCAAATAAAGTTCTTCCAGATGCAGGTAAAGTAGGATATATATCTGTTTTAAATGCGGCTTCGTGATTTATTGGACTAGATGGAAAGACTGGACTATCTTTTGTAATTGAAGGAGCAGGAACTAAAGATGTATCGTGATAACCAGCACCACCACCAGATTTACCAGAGTGTCCTACACCACTATTCCAACCATCTCCACCACCTCTGTAACCAGAACCGCCACCACCCATATCATACTGTCCAGGCGAAGGTGGATTATAAGCTGCACCACCTCTAAAAAATTGTTGTGGCCAAGATATACCATCTCCTGCTTGAGTTGTAGAACCAGTTCTACCACTACCTTTAGCACCAACAGATGGAGAAGTTGGTGAAGGGTCGTAAGGTGATGTTGGGCCTCTTCCTCCACCACCAGATGCACCCTCTGGATATGAAACTGAACTAATTGTTTGAGAACCATCACCACCTCTTCTACCTTGACTAAAATCTCCAGCAGAACCACCAGTATGTGGTGCATATATGTCAGCAGCTCCACCACCGACTGCAAGAACAGTTAAAGGTGCAGAACCAGGAGTTGCAGTTCCACCGTGACCAGGCCCTGCAGCTGGTGTTCCTTGTGGGGTTGAAAAAGGAGAAGGGCCACTATCATCAACAAAAACCATACAGCCTGGTTGAATTGTTGCTTCACCATTGAATATGGCAGATGCACCACCACCTTGAGCGTGAACTCCGTGTCCACCACCACCTATACCACCAGTTGGTAATTGAGGAGTTGCATTTTTATAACCACCACCAGCAACCATTATATCCCAAGTTGTTCCTCCCATTTCTGGGTCGTTGATTGTTGCCTTTACAGAACCACCAGCACCACCATTATTAGGGCCGCCTGGATATGAACCACCACCTCCACCTATTAATGTTGCAGTACACGAAGTTGTTGCACTAGGCCAAGTTATATTTGCAAAACTTGTAAGTTGTGTTGCTTTGTAGTAATTAGTTGAAGAAGTATATTGGGGATATGAAGTTGTATCTGCAATCGCTTGTGCTTCTGTTGCACCAACAACTTGTGCATTGTAAGTTAAAATTGGTGCTTGAGATGGATCAGCAAGATGAGCAGTGCTTGTAGTTAATAATAATTCAACATTATTTACTTGTTGATTTGCGAAAAAATCTCCAGATGAATCATATATTGTATTTGTACTTTCAGATGTGTCTACACCAGTGTTATCGTGAAATTCGTCTACTACACCATCTATCAGATTGAATACAGTTAAACCATCATTGACTGCAAGTTTAAAACCTAAAACACCAATATTAAATGCATTACTATCTATTGCACCAGAAGGATTTAAACTTGTTTGTAATTTTGATTCAGTGATATCACCATCTTTGATATTAATACCATCAACTCTTGTTGTCATAACTTATCCCCATTGTAATGCAACACCGTGTATTTTATTTTCAGCAGTTTGATTACTACCAACAATTTTCCAACGAACTTGTACTTGAGGACTTGCAGTTCCAGTTAATGGAGTAGAACCAGTAAATATTTTTGTACCACTACTACCACTTACATAACCAGTATCTGTTAATGTGATTGCATCAAAGGTTGTATTATCTCTTGTTGCAGAAACTGCTACATCTGTATTTAAATCATCATTTATCTCTGCAAATAAAACTATTCTTGCTTTTGTTGGCACCGAGTTTGCAGTAAATGTATCTGATACTAATGTACTACTTGCAGATGTGGCTAATGACTCCATTTCTAATACAACTATTTGTCCACTACCACCTAAACCACCTCTATGGTCAACATATGTAGGGTGACCACCAGGCCCACCACCAAATGAACCGCCACCTCCACCAGAGTTTGCATCTCCGTCTTCTCCTCTTGAATTTGCTGCTGGAGTTGTAGTAGATTGAGGTTGGTGGTTTGCATCACCACCGCCACCTAAACCACCATTAT